ATTGAAGAAGAGCTAAATAAGTGTATTAACGCAAATATCATAAGAGATAAGAAAAATCGTGTCGAATGTAGATATCTTCCAACCACATATGTCAATCAGAAAAATATGGTTGCCAATGCGAAAGATTTATATTTACAGGGTAAAGGTTCACTTGCGCTTTGGGCGAGTGCTGCTGGAATATCACCAGATGTTTACTTTGCTTTGATGGATCAAGAATTAGAAGATGATGTAGAGAATAAATATCCTGTGCATCAAACAAGCTATACACTTTCATCAGGCGATGCAAATAACAAAGGCGGTAGACCAACAAACGATGATAGTACAAACTATAGCACACTTCAAACAAAAGCTAATAATACAAATGATACTCCTGCGCCGAGTACAAAATAAAGCAGAGGGTAATAGATATGCAAAAAATAGTGAAATTTAGGGTTAATGAAGATATAGATCAGGATTTACAAGACTATCTTGATGATAATTCAGGCGAAACTTTCGTTTCATTGACACCAGTATTCAATGACGGTGACGAGATAATTATTGCCCTTGTTGATGATGGTGCATAAAAGAATTTGTCTACAGGTAATTTAATATGGTTTTTGAAAATGATGAAAAATCGCATGATGAAGATTTTCATTATGTAGCAACCACTGATGAACAGACTGCTAAAAAACTAATTGATGAAGGATTAGAGCTTATTAAGCAAGAAGGTAATCGGTGGGTGTTCAAAAATTTACAATAATTTCAATATATCAAGAGGACAGTTTTACTACTGCCCTCTTTTTATATACATAAATGTTCAACAGGAGGAACTTGAAATGAAAACTTTTGAGCTTTCAAAGAAAGTATCAAAAAATGGTCGCAGACATTTCAAGATTATACTGCACGAGATTTACCCTGACTCATGCGTGGATGAGAAAAATGGTGTAGCAGATCAGTATAACGAAAACGGTATTTCTTGGATTAGGGAATATTGCGAACAGGCACTTCCTACTATTAAAGGGATGAGTCTTAAATGCGAATTTCTTGACGAAGAAAGAACGATCCTGAATGGGCATGGTGAAACAGAAATCAAGGATGGATTGCCATTATTTGAGAACGCCGATGTAATCGGTCATTTTGAAAAAGGATACATTACGGACATTGAAACCGATGATGGTATCAAAACTGTTTGCATTGGAGAAGGAACTATTGACGGACTTTGTTATCACAATTTCTGTGAGAAATTAGAAGATGACATCGAAGATGGTAATGCTCCTAACGGCAGTGTCGAAATCCTAAAGACTGGCGATAATCCAACAATCATCTATAAATACGGCTATAAAGATTTTGGTCGTATTCCAATGGTGTTTGAATATTCTGGCTATGCTCTGCTTGGGGTGCGTCCTGCTGACCAAACAGCAAAGATACTTGAATTAAACAATGTCAATAAGGAGGACTCTACAATGGGTGAAAATGAAATTAAAGCCATTGTTTCTCAGGTGATTGGCGAGATGAACTCTTCTGCCGAAGAGATTAACAAGATGCGCGAGGAATGCGAAAAGGAAATTGCCAATTCTCAGGCTCTTGTTACTGAACTTCAGAACGAAATTAACGGACTGAATCAGAATATCGCTGAACTTGAGGCTAAAGTAGTTGCATTAACCGAAGCTAACGCTTGCCTGACTTCTGAAAAAGAAGCTCTGTCTGGTGAAGTCAATGAACTTAAAACCAGCCTTGAAGATGCTCAGAAAAGGGAAAAGGTTGGCGAACTGAACGAGGCTATCAAAGAGTTTACGGATGAGCAGAAGGCTTATGCGCAATCTGAAATTGATGCTTTCAATGAAAATCCGCTGACAAGCGAAATCAATTCTGTTGTGGATAAAATTCACGCTGAAATTGGTAAGAAATATATGGAAGAAGCTAAAAAGGCTTCAGAACACGTAGAAGATGAAGTTGAAGATATTTTCTCTGAAATCAACGAAAAGAAGGTTTCTGAAGAGGATGTTGACATTTTCTAATTTGAAATTAGGAGGAACTAACAATGATTAAATGTGAGACTCTTGGGATGCTGGATATTGCTAAGATCAATCCTGTCCTTACATCCGCAAGCGATGTAAACAATAATTCTTTCCTTGTTGGTGCTGACGGTATCACTTATGTAATCATGAATGATATTTCTGGCGATGATGCATACAAGGATGATGTTACTCTGAAAGCTGGTTCTTATCTGAACGGTTATGATGTTTCCGCTTGGGTTGGTCAGAAACTTATTGTTGATGGCAAGCACATCACTGGTGGAGTTTCTGGTCTGACTGCTGGCACTTCCGTTCTTGTTATTGATGGAGATCATCCCGGAATGCTGAAGGCTGGTTCTGGTAGCGCTGGCGATATTATTTTCAAGGTAACACAGAAACTTACTCTGACCGAGGCAGCTGTTAAAGTGCAGATTGCTATTAAACCGGGGGAATAATGAGCTTGACGGTTGATACCGATACACTGTCAAGCGATAAATTATTCGGTAAACAGCCATCAGATTTGCAATCTGATATTGTAATTGGCGATGACGCTATTACTGGTACATTGAAGTATATTGCCGATTATTCGTCTGCTTATGGCGATGATGAAAAATCTGGTAACTTTATAGCATTACACTGCACTTCAAATATTGAAGATGCTGTGATTACTGCTCAATTAGTCAATGGTGTTCATGGTGCTGTGACGCTTGATGAGGATAAGATTTGTATTTTCAGAATTACTGATAAGACAACGCAATCTATTAAATTCACCGCGTCTGCTGATGGTTATGATGACGTAACAGTTGAATACGCATTAACTGATTTGGAATTACTAAACGCTTAAATAAACAATCAACTTTTGTGCGAAACACTTCGCATTTAGGAGGTTAATAAATGAATACTACATATGAATTAAACAACCTTCGCAAAGACGCTGATTATCTCAACAGGGATATGCGTGCTACTTCTATCGTATCCGAAGTTTTCTCTGCGATGGTTAAAGGTCAGGATGTTGGCGCGATTAAGGGCGCTGACAAAGCTGTTAATTATATTAAGGAACTTGGTACTCGTGCTGAAAACGGTGACTTTACTGCCGTTGCCGAGCTGAATACTCTGCGTAGATTTGTTGTCGAAGCTCCTCTGCTTCAGGAAATGAAGATGCTTGGCATTTTTGGTTCTTATCAGGCGGTTGGTTTCGATGAGACTATCGAGCGCGAAGTCTATAAACATGTCGGTGAGCGTTCTCGTGAACAGGCTGCTGTTGGCGATGTTGTGTTCCCAGCTATTGTGAAAGAAGTTTACCCTGTGCCTACATTCACCGTTTCTGGTGGTTATGCGGTAGATTATCGTAGGGTTGCTCTTGGCGATATGTCTAAAGAGAATGAGGGCATGGAACAGGTTAGGATTGATATCCGCAACAAGGCTTATCGTGCTATCATTAAGAAGATTTATACCGCTATTCATAACGCTACTGGCGTGAAGTATACTTTCGAGAATGCTGGTCTTACCAAGACTGGTGTTGATGGTGTTCTGACCAAGATTCGCCGTTATGGTCGTCCTACTGTTCTTGCTGATTATGCTATTCTGTCTCAGTTTACACCTTGGGCTGGATATGCTTATGCTGTAAACGCTCCGCATGGAACACTGTCCACATCTACTGTTAATAATATCAATGTTTCTGAAAGAGTTATGAACGAGATTCAGGACAACGGTATTCTTGGGATGTACAATGGTGCTATTCTGGCTGAAATCGACAATCCGTATGATGAGACTACACTGAACGCTGGTGGAACTGATTTCGAGACTATGCTTCCTGCTGGTCTTGGTTTTGTCATTCCTGCTGGTGCGCAGTCTCCTATCGCTACTTATACTCGTGGTGGGCTGACTTCCTTCACTGGTAACAATGTGAAGAATGGTCGCCTTGAAACTCGTTTCGATCTTGAGGTTGGATGTGATCTTGCCAAGGGTCAGGAGTATAAGGTCGGTATGTTCTATGATAGCAATATCGGTGGTCTGAACTAATATAAAAAATAAGTATGCGAGATAACTACTCGCCACTTGGAAAATAGGAGGGCTGTCATTTATATGATAGCCCTCTTTATATGAGGTACAAATATGGAAAACAATGAAAACTTTTATTGTTATTCTTTAAGGCTTTTCCATTATTTGTGCGCGTTTAATGAAAAGTGCTATGCTTCAAAAGTTAATGCGTCATCTGGAAATCGTTATTGGGTTTTTAAGAAATCAGATAAGTTGGATGCGTTAATTAAATCTTATAACGAAGCTAAACATAAATTTTAGTTGAAAACAAAAAAATAGTTGAAATGAGGTATTAAGTATGGGAAGAACTACAACGGCGAAAAAGGAAACCGCGCAAGCGGATATACTTAATGAAACGCCTGAAAAAGAAGTTAAAACTGTAGTGGCACAAGAAGTTGAACAGCCATTAAATTTGGAACAGCAAGTGACAGTAAAAAGTATTGCAGGATGGACTACTGGATTTGCAAGGATTTTAACAATTGGCGATGTGACAATTCCGAGCAAGGGCGCTATTAGACTTTCAAGGAATGAGATAATTTCACAGGTGCATAATGGGAACAATCTGTTTTGTGGAATTGATGGTAGAGGTGGTCATGCAACCTTAATTATTGATGATAAAGCTACGCTTAAAGAAGTTGATTTCAATTCTGATAAACAATTCAGTGACGAATTAGTATCTAAGTTATTTGAAATTAAAAATCAAAGTGATTTTGAAAATGCAATCCATAATAGTATTGTTACTCGTGCAGAAAAGTATGCACTGATGATTTCTATTGTTAAACAAAACCTTAATGATTACAGCAAAATCCGTTTCTGTGAAAACTATACTGGATATAAAGTTGATAAAGTAGAACAAGACGAAAACAATATTCGTTAATGAGGTGGGTTCATATGGAAAGAACGACAGCCAATGAAGTATTCGATAGTTTTGATAGTTCATTTCGTGACAAAGAAATAATTCCAGATGGGCTTAAAATGATATGGCTAAAAAAGG